ATTGATAAAAAGCTAAAAATGATCGAATTGCAAATTAAAAAGCAAAAAGTTGATCAAGATAACAGCGGTGATCGCGAAGGGATTAATCTTCCCACTAATACTTACATTGTGTCAGACCGTAACAGCCTATTAGAAAAATTGAAGAATATGAAATAAATACACTATAGGATTTGTTATGAAAAATTTTAAAGAATATATCACTGAAAGCACAAAGGTTTACCCTTTTAAAGTTAAGATTGCAGGAGACATTCCTGAAAACTTTGAAAAAAACATGAAGTCTGCGCTATCAAAATTCAGCGTAGAAAGCATGAGTAAAGGTAAACGTACACCAATACAATCTACACCTTTAGATTTTCCTAATTTAAAGGATACTGAAGTTACAATTTATGAAATCAATCTAAAATATCCAGTTACTAGCTACGGTTTAGCTGAATATATTTCTCATAACTTAGGCATTGTATCTGAAAAAGTAAGAGTTAGAAATCCTGCCGAACAAGCAGAAATAGATAAACAACAGGAACATTTATTAGATTCATTCAGCACAGATCCAAAAGGCTCATTATTAATGCAAGACTATGACACTGAGGATAATCAAAAAACTGTAGGCGATAAACGAATCAGTGAATTTATGAAAGAATTATCGGCAGTTAGAGGCAAACATTCTGGTATTAACTATACCGGAGTAAATGATCAAATACTTGCTGACGGTGCACCAAAAGAAAAAGAGCCACCAACAACTGAAGATACCGGTAAGACTAGCCCTGTTGGGTCTCGTCAAAATAAAATACCAGACCCACGTAAAGGAAAAAAATAAAATGAATTGGCAAGATTTATATAAAAGAATTGCATTCTTAGATCAAGAAATCACCGAGGCAAAAGACAAAGGTGATATGGACAAAGACGGCGAAAATGAGCCTGATGACAAAGAATATCGTGACAACAAAGATGCAGCAATTAAAAAGGCGACCGGTGATAAAGAAGTAGACGAATCACTAGACGAATGTGGCCCAATGGGCAGTACTGGTTCACAACCAGACAACGTTAGTATGAATGTTAGTTTAAACGGATCAGGCGCTGGCGGAATCCGAGATCTTATGGATGTTCTCCGAAGCATTGAAAAAGGAAATCACGATCACGATCACGATCAAGATTCCGACATGGACAGAATTGCATTAAAATTAAACAGTGAAAATGAAGAATTTGACAATGAGCCTAAACCAGAATATAAAGACATAAAATACATGACTAAAGATATTTCCGGCGGACTGAACAAAGAACACGGACAATACAAAAAAGAGTATCCTGGCGATAATCCAATGGCAGTCAAACAATTAGAAAATAAACTAGGCGCAATGTACGAAGCATATAAAAGTAGATAATAATATTTGACACAAAGTCATTCAAAAGCGGGTTATGCCCGCTTTTTTTATCTTAAATACAGTTATGGCAAGCAAAAGTTTAGATGGTGTTTTAACCAAAAAAGCACACACAAAAGAATCATTCACAGAACAACAACTTGAAGATTTGTTGATGTGTGCCAATGCTGATTCTGGTTACCACTATTTTTGTAAAAACTTTTTTTATATTCAGCATCCTGTAAGAGGAAAGATGCTGTTTGAACCTTTTGAATTTCAAAATAGATTATTAGATGCATACCACGGACATAGATTCAATATCAATATGTTACCTAGACAGATGGGCAAAACTACCTGTGCTGCCGGATACTTATTGTGGTATGCAATGTTTCACCCGGACCAGACTATACTAATCTCTGCACACAAATATACAGGCTCGCAGGAAATTATGCAACGTGTGCGTTATGCTTATGAACTGTGTCCGGACCATATTCGCTGCGGTGTTATTAACTACAACAAAGGTAGTATAGAATTTGACAACGGTAGTCGTATAGTTAGTACTACAACTACTGGCAACACTGGCCGTGGTATGAGTATATCATTACTCTACTGTGACGAGTTTGCATTTGTGCCTCCTAACATTGCCGACGAATTCTGGACTTCAATATCTCCGACACTGGCAACTGGCGGTAAGGCAATTATTACTAGTACACCTAACAGCGACGAAGATACTTTTGCCAATATCTGGAAAGAAGCGAACAAAAAATTTGACGAATACGGTAACGAGCAACTGATTGGCATTAATGGGTTTTTTCCTTTTACTTGTCATTGGAACGAACATCCAGATAGAGATGATGCATGGGCAACACAAGAACGTAATCGTATTGGAGAAGAACGATTCCGACGAGAGTATAACTGCGAATTCTTAGTATACGACGAAACTTTAATTAACAGTATTTGTCTTGCTGGTCTTGAAGGGAAAGATCCGAGTCTAAGGATGGGACAAACAAGGTGGTATAAAACACCTACAAAAGATGGTATCTATGCAATCGCACTCGACCCAGCATTAGGCACCGGCGGCAACTATGCTGCTATACAAGTATTTGAACTCCCAAAATTTGAACAAATTGCCGAATGGCAGCACAACATAACTCCAGTCCAGGGGCAAATTAGAATTTTAAGAGACATCTTAAAGTATATTCTAGATTGCATAGGGGAAGAAAATTCAGGAAATATCTATTGGAGTGTTGAAAATAATACAGTAGGTGAAGCAGCGTTAGTGTGTATTAAAGACGTAGGTGAAGAAAATATACCTGGGTTATTTATAGCAGAGCCTATACGTAAAGGACATGTACGTAAGTTTCGCAAGGGATTTAATACAACACATAAGAGTAAAATATCTGCTAGTGCTAGACTAAAATACCTAATAGAATCAGGTAAAATGAAGATATACAGCAAACCTTTAATATCTGAATTAAAAGCATTTATTGCACAGGGTATAAGTTTTAAAGCAAAAGTTGGTGAAACAGATGACTTAGTTAGTGCCCTATTACTTATAGTACGTATGAGCCAAGTACTGTCTGATTGGGATTCAAGAGTATTTGAAAATTTCAGTAGCAACGACCTCAACGATGATGAGCAATTTGAGCCGCCAATGCCGATCTACATTTCATCATTTCTAGGATAAATATCATTATGGAACGAAATCTTGACGAAATTGCTAAGAGTCTGTTTGATCAAATTAGATCACAGATTCCTAAAATAAAAATGGAAGATGCTCAGGGAAATGCTACAATTAAACCTGAGCAAGCCCGTTTTTTTGAGTTTAACTATGTAGTAAATGGTGCTGTTTTTGGACTAGTAAACATTGATGTTTCTTCTGAGGATGGAGTTGTTGTAATTTACCCTAATGATATTACACAAGGACAAAAAAACTTCAATAAGAAAAAATGGTTTAACTTTCTAAAAGAAATACGAGAATGTGCAAGACAGCATTTGTTAGACTTTAATGTTAGAGATATTAGCAAACAATCATTAGATAAAAGAGATAAAGAATATATGTCCAGTCAAAAGGAAACAAACATGAGTGAAAGTAAATTGTTCGGCACCAGCAAAACTAGTTACCAAGATTTAGGTAACAGCACAATTATTGTTAGGCACAGTGCTCCAGTAAACTATAATCATCCTGCGGGAAGAACACAAAGAATTGAAAGCATTTATATTGAAAATGTACAAGGTGAAAGATTTAAGTATCCCTTAAGACACCTTAACGGCGCACGAGCACTAGCACAACATATTGGCGAAGGCGGCACCCCTTATGATTCAATTGGCCGCTATGTGATTGGACTATCTGAAGAATTATCAAAGTTACGATTCTTTAAAAATTACGTTGATCGTAGCCCAACAATTTCTGAGTCTATGAGCACCGTACATACAAAAGTAATTGAAAGAATTGATCAAATTAAAAAAGAAATTCATCATTTGCAGAACAATAGTTACTATCAAACATTCTCTGAATCATTTACTGAAAATAACGATTCAGACGTTCCTGAAGAAATTATGAATGATTGGATTGATAGATTAACTATTAAAACATTTAACGAAGAATTAAAAACTGTATTTCCTTACATCTATAAACTTGTTGACGAATCAGAAATACCAGTTAAAGAACTTGATATCAGTGAGATTATCGACAATGACGATGAATTAGAGTACGAAGGAATTGACCACAGCGAAGCACCAGAATTAGAAAGTTATATTAGCTACATTAATTCTATACAAACAGAAGAAGAAGAAAAAGATACACAAGAAGCTCCTCCTGAGATTCCTGCAGGAATAACCCCAGACGCTGCTCAAATAATAGTTGATCAGTTGAATCAAGGTGTTGGCATTACTGATATTCTTAAAGGAGAATCTTCAGGGATTCCTGAAGAGGCATTAGAAGGTTTAAGAAGTATGGTAGCAGACATGGCTATTGATATGGAACTACTAGATGAAAAAGAAGTAAACGATATTAGCGAAAAAGTAGCAGATATATTATATCAAAGTGCCCAAGAACCAGCACCAGCACCTGAACCTGCAGCAGCGCCTGCACCTGATCCAGCAGCAGCACCAGCAGCACCAGCAGCACCAGCAGCACCGGCACCTGATCCAGCAGCAGCAGTACCACCTAGTCTACCAATGACACCAGGAGTAGCAATGGCAGAAAATTTAAAACGCTTGATCGAAAAGGCTAGACTGGCTGGCGCAACACCTAGCACAATAATTAATTTTGGCGGAACTGATTTATCTTTAGGTGAAGCAATTACCAAAGCCGGATTTCAAATTGAAAGTTTCTTTGATCAAGATGACCAACACAATAATGAGTCAGAGTTAATTGAATTTATTAAAAGTATGTTTGATGCAGAAACAGGTAAATTTCCTAAAGGTGAAACAGGTGTGTTAATAGCCTGTGAGAAAAAATTTGGTGAAGGTGCTGTTTCAAAAGCAAAGAATGTTGTTAACGAACTAGAGTCTAGAGCAGATCTTAGAAGAATTCGTGAATTATCCGGACTTTCAAATCAAGAAGAAGGATTCGGAGATGAACTAGCTTACAAAGCAGGCAACGTAGTTGGAAAAGTTCAAAAAGGAGTAAAAGACACAGTCGGTAATATTCGTCAAGGTGTATCAGATTTAGCCTCCAATTTTAAATCAGGGCAGCAGGCAGGACAAGGAGTAAGTGGTCAGTCTGGTCAACCAGATAACAGTAGGCTTGGACAGACTCCACCTGGTCAAGACAGTAGCAAAATGACGCAACCGCCAGGCCCT